GCACTTATGGTATGGGCGAACGAATTGGATTTCGTCGATGGCTAACCGCCTTCAGACGGGTGCGCTCGCGCTCGCGGCAAATGAAACCGCCGGTGCGCGGCCGAATGCCGGCGCTGGGCCTTGGGCTGCGGTCAATCGCATTCTTTCAGCACTTGGACGGCGCCTCACGGCGCTCGAGCAACGCCCGATTGCACGCGATGGCCGTGATGGTTTCAACGGCCGGGACGGCATTAATGGTCTTGATGGCAAGGATGGCCGCCCTGGCGCGTCCGGCGAGGATGGCGCGCCTGGCCGCGACGGTCTCGATGGCAAAGACGGCATTAACGGTCTCGACGGCAAAAATGGCCTCGCTGGCATGGACGGCGCACCTGGCCGCGATGGCGTTGATGGCAAAGATGGCAAGAATGGTCTCGACGGCAAAGACGGTGCGCCCGGTGCGGATGGTAAGGATGGCGCGCCCGGCTGCGACGGCGTTGATGGCAAAGATGGCAAGGATGGACTCGACGGCAAAGACGGCGCACCTGGCGCGGATGGTGAGGACGGTACCGTCGGCCGCGACGGTCTTGCTGGTCGCGACGGTCGCGACGGCAAAGACGGGCGCGGCATTGTCGCGGTCGAGCGTGACGCGCAAGGCCACGTTGTGCTGCGCTTTTCCGACGGTGCGAGCGAGATCTTCGATCTGAAGGGCCCTCCGGGCAAGGATGGCCGTGACGGGGTGAATGGCAAAGACGGCAATCCTGGCCATGACGGGCGCGACGGCAAGGATGGCGTTCCTGGAAAACAAGGGGCGCCCGGAAAAGCCGGCCGCGATGGCAAAGATGGCGCGGCGGGTGCGGCAGGATCGGCGCTCGAGCTCGGTTACGTGCAAAATGCCGAACTCTCCACGCGCAATCTCTCAAATCTGAATGTTCGCGAGCTCATCATCGATGGCGAGCGTCTGCGCGTTCTTGTATTGCCCGGAGGCTGATCATGCATATCGACCGAGGCATTTTGGCCGCGTCGCCCGTGCTGCGCCCGAATTTCGCGCGGCAAAAGGATCAGCCGCCAAAGCTTCCAGCGCATTACAGCGTCAAGGCGAACGGCGATGCTGCCGAGATCTACCTTTATGGGGCGATCGGCAGCAGCTGGTTTGACGAAGGTATTACCGCAAGCCAATTCGCCAAAGATCTGAAGGCGCTCGGCGCGGTGAAATCGATCGACGTGCGCGTCAACTCTCCCGGCGGCGACGTCTTCGAAGGCCGCGCGATCTACAATCTTCTCGCCGGGCATCCTGCGGATATCACCGTCTACATCGACGCTGAGGCTTCCTCGATCGCGAGCCTCATCGCCATGGCGGGCAAGCAAATCCACATGGCCGAAGGATCGCTGATGATGATCCATTGCGCCTGGGGCTTCGCCATGGGCAATGCGAGCGAGATGCGCAATCAGGCTGATCTGCTCGACGTCATCGATCAGACGCTCGTCGATACTTATGTCAATCGCACGCGCAATGCGGCGAAGCAGGTCAAGTCCTGGATGGATGCCGAGACCTGGATGAACCCGGCCGAGGCCCAGGCGCGCGGCTTTTGCGATGTCATCGACGAGCCGATGAAGGTCGCGGCGATGTCGGTCGACCGCGCCAAATTCCATTGCTTCCGGATGCCGCTCGTCACCCATCGGCCCAATCGTGCCGCCGCCGCGGCCGCGCTCGCGCGCGTTATTAAAGCCTGAAATTTCGATTCCGGGTCAAACCGGGTAACCCCGCGCCTGGGTCTTAGGCGTCCTATGCCTTCGGTCTGAAAGCCCAGGCAATCGACATGGAGCAGTAAATGAAAAAGGCCTCCCTGGCCCTGCTGGCCTGTGCAGCGGGACTTCCCATCTTCGCAATGGCGGATCCTGCCGCCATGCTGGAAAAGCTTCGCGCTGATCTCACGGCAGCGCGCACCGGTTCGGAAGCGATCGTCGCCGCGGCCGACGACGAAGGGCGCGACCTAACGCCCGAAGAATTGAAGGACGTCGAAGCCTTCGCCGACAAGATTAAGGGACTGCAGCGTCAGATCGACGCGCGTTCCGCGCTCGTGCCGCAAGGGTCCGGCCGCCGGACGTCCGCCGAGCCTGCCAATAAGGATGGCATCATCATTCCCGCTCAGGCGCGTACCAATGATGGGCGCATGGGCTTCCGCAGCTTCGGGGAGTTCGCTCAATCGGTCCGCAATCACGCGCGGCAGCGCTATGACGATGATGGCGTGAAGCGCCTCATGGCCGCGCAGACGACGCTCGGCAATGAAGGCACCGGTGCCGATGGTGGCTTCGCCGTGCCGCCGGATTTCCGGCAATCGATCTGGGTCAAGGTCATGGATCAGGAAAATCTCCTGACCCGCTGCGACCAGCTCGAGACCGCTTCCAACTCGATGACCTATCCGAAAGATGAGACGACGCCCTGGGATACGACCAATGGCATTCAGGTCAATTGGGAAGGCGAAGGTCAAGCGCCGACGGTGACCAAGCCGCAATTGCAAATGGCGACCATTCGCCTTGCAAAACTGATGGCGCTTGTGCCGATTTCGGATGAGTTGCTCGACGACGCGCCCGGTCTCGAGTCCTGGCTGCGCGCCAAGGCGCCGGCCAAGATGCAGGCCAAAATCAATACCGCGATCATCTCGGGCACCGGCGTCGGCCAGCCGCTCGGCATTCTCAATGCGAAATCGCTGATCACCATCTCGGCCGAAACTTCGCAGGCGACCGCGACGATCTATTTCGCGAACATTCAAAAGATGTGGGCACGGCTCTATGCACCGTGCCGCCGCAATGCGGTCTGGTTGATCAACCAGGACGTCGAGCCGCAATTGAACGCCATGGCGTTCGATCCGAAAGCGACTTCGAAGGTCCCGGCCTATATGCCGCCTGGTGGCCTGTCGGAAAGCCCCTATGGCTTGCTGATGAGCCGACCCGTCGTGCCGGTCGAGGCCTGCTCGACCATCGGCACGGCCGGTGACATCATCCTCGCCGATCTCACGCAATACATGGCGCTGAAGAAAGCCGGCCAGGACATCCGGACCGATGTGTCGATGCATCTCTATTTCGATCAGGCGCTCATGGCTTTCCGGTTCATCTTCCGCGTCAACGGCCAGCCCTATTGGGGTGATTCGATGAGCCCGCAGAACGGCTCGAATACCCGTTCCTGGGCGGTCGCACTCGCGACGCGGCCTTAACGGCTGAATTCGCTGCGGCGCTTCGGCGCCGCTCTTCCTTCCATCGCTTTTATCCGCGCGGCAATCGTGCCGGCGGTGCAGGGAGTTTTCCTCCATGTCGCTCAATCAACACGCTATCGAAAAGCTGCAGATCGTCTCCGGCTTCCTACCGGTCGATATGCATACGGCCGCTCCGTCTTCCGACTACGTCAGCCTCAAGAATTATGGCCGCTGCGCGATCGTCTTCTTCAAGGCGATCGGTACCAACGGCGAGGATCCGACCATCACTTTGTCGCAGGCGTCGGACGTCTCGGGCACCGGCAAAAAAGCGCTCAATTTCTCGCGCATCGATAAGAAGCAGGCCGCGACCAATCTCTTGTCGACCGGCACATTCACAACCTCGACGTCAGGCGTGCCCGCCACGCATGACAGCTTCGCCACGGCCAATTCCTGGACCAATACCGATCTCGCGGAGCAGGCGGCGATCGTCGTGATCGATGTCAAAGCCGAAGATCTCGACGTCGCGAACGGCTTCGATTGCGTCATCGCCGAGATCGGCGATGTCGGTACCAATGCGCAGCTCGGCTGCATTCTCTATCTGCTGCACGAGCCGCGCGAGCAATCGGGCACGCTGCCTTCCGCGATCGTCGACTAAGTCTCGTTTCTCCCCTGCTTCAAAGGCCGGTGCCGCGCGGCGCCGGCCGGTGAAGCCGCAAAGGAATAGCCATGCCCAAAATCCGGTTTACGCAAAATCACGTGCTGCATGATGAGCATCGCGGCACCGATCGCGAGACCAAGTTCGGGATCGGCGATATTCGTGAATTCAGAGATTCGACCTGCGAATTCTGGAAGAATCTCGGGCTTGCTGAGGATTACGTCCCGCCGGTGAAGAAACTCGCTGAGCGTGCGGCACCGGCTCCGG